ACCAGTACAGGCGTGATGGCAGAGCTGGCCAAAGAAAATAGTCTTGGTATGGCCACATCTATAAGCAACCTTAAGGTAGCAGCATCTAGAGGGCTAGCCGATATCCTCAAGGCCGTCAATGAGCTTTCTAAAGAGGTCACAGGCAAGGAAATATCACAGCACATAGATGGACTAAAGAAAATAGTTAATGCAGCCTTTAAGGCCATTGCTACTGCTATACAGTCTACGGCGCCATTTTTAAAGGCTTTTATTAATGGACTTAAAGCTGTGCTTCCAGTGGTTAAAGCCCTTACCCCGGCGATAGCAGGGCTAGTAGCGGCCTATGGAGCCTATACTGTCATAGACAAGGTAAGGAACGCTATAGAAAAATCAAACGCGGTGCTAAAGACAGCTCAGGCTTCAACACAAGCCCTGACTCTACTCACAAAGGCCAAAACTGCAGCACAAATAGCAGAAACTTCCGCAACCAAGGCGGAAACAGTAGCAGAGGCAGCAAAAACAGGGGCTGTTAGTCTTAGTACCCTAGCCATAGGCGTAATGACAGGGACTATATCAGCATCTACAGCAGTAAAGGTAGTGGCAACAGCAGTAACATATGCATTTAGTGCGGCTATCAAAGCCCTGTTAGGGCCTATAGGCTTAATTATTGCGATTATTGGTGTACTAGTCGCAGGAATCACCGCTCTTATAAAGTGGATGAAAAAAGAAAATGAAGAGACTAAAAGGCTGAATGAAGCCACAGAGGCCCTGAGTGAGACCACAAACGAGCTCACTGAATCTGTAGAAAACAACGCTAGTGCATATGAGAAGAGTCAGCAAGACATAAAATCATCAGCACAGGCAAATGAGGACCTTGCCAGAAAGATAGAAGAGTTATCTAGAATAGAGCATAAGTCAGCATCTGAGAAAGCTCTATTGAAATCATATATAGATGAGTTGAATGGATCCGTGGAAGGCCTAAACTTATCCTACGTAGAAGAAGCGGACTCCTTGAATATGTCTGCAGAGCAAATGAAGGCCAGAATAGCCCTTATGAAGGAGCANGAAACAGCACAAGGAGCCCAGCAGAGACTTACAGAGATACTGAAAGAGCAGGCTACAGTAGAGGCACAACTAGCAGAAACAAATGCGCTTAGAGAAGAATGGAACCAAAAACTAGAGGATGGAGAAGTAAAAGGGCGACACTATAAAAAGGCAATAAAAGAACTTGACGAGCAAGAACAGGCGCTGAAAGATACTCTACATGCACTAGGGGAACAACAAGTAGAGACAGAAACACAACTTAAAACATCGCTTGAAGCTATCACGGATGCAACTGAGCGGAACATAGGTAGGCAGATAAAATCTTATGAAGAGCTAGAAGAGGCCCATCAACAAATAGTCGATGGTATGGCAACTACCTGGGATAGCTACGAAAAAGCTGCAACAGAGATGTTTGAGGCCCTAAGTGATGAAGTAGAGATCACTGTTGAGGACATGACGTATAATCTTGAGGAAAATCAGAGAATAGTTAGCGAATGGGCTGAGAACATTGCAGAACTAGCAGACAGAGGAGTAGATGAAGGTCTACTAGACACTTTAAGAGAAGCTGGGCCTGAGTCAGCAGGACATGTAAACGCCCTTGTAAACGCATCTGATGAAGAGCTAGAAAAGCTAAGCGATGTATTTGCCAAAGGTGGAGATGTGGCCACGCAAGCCCTTGCTAAGTCCTTAGGNATNGANGAGTCAGGTGTGATGGATGCCATAGGGCATCTAGTAATAGACGCCGAAAAGTCGCTCAAAGAGCAAATTGAGAAGTCTAACTTTGANAAATTNGGTNGCGATATAGCCGCTGGTGTAGCTGGAGGAATAGACCAAAATAAACTAGCGGCTGAAAGAGCAGCTAAAGAAATGGCTAGATATGTAGAGCAGGCATCAAAGGATCAGCTAGGCATCAGAAGCCCTTCAACAGCATTTATAGCCCAAGGTAAATATATTACCGAGGGCTTGTCTCTGGGTATCATGCAGGGCACTACATCTGTAATAAAGGCCATAAAAGACGTACTAGATACCTTAAAAATTAACGCATCAAGCTCAGTAACTGGTGTGAAATCAGCTCTTGATAAGCTAGTAGAAATAACAAGAGTAGCCATGGATAACATGCTCGCAAGGCTTAAGAGCGGCACAAAAGACCAAGAAAATCTAATGAAGCATCATCCTGATAAGCTAACGTCTCCGTTTGGCGGACTATCTGCAAAGCTACGTAATATTGGTGCAAGCGCCATGGACGGGCTTATATCTGGTATGAAGTCCAAAGAGGCCAGTGTAACGAACACTGCTAAGAAGATAGCAGGAGCAGTACAAACATCCATGCAAACTAGACTACAAATAAAGTCGCCATCCAGGATAATGAGAGATCAGGTAGGGCGCTGGATCCCAGAAGGGCTGGCAGAAGGTATCAATAAGAGCGCCAATGTAGTACACAAGGCATTGGACAGTCTCATAGTATCGCCTGAACTAGCGCTCGGTACATCTTCTATGAGGGCCAATGTAACAGCAGACAGGATAGCGCAAACAACCTATAATCAACGTATTAGCCACGATAACGGAGTATCTATCCATATAGATAAGATAGAGAACTACTCCGATAGTGATATACCTCAAATAATGCAAGAATCCGCATTTATATTAAGCAGAGAGGGGAGAAGGTTAGATGGATAACAGAGGATATTTTGTATATAAGGGTGTGGATTCTAGAGATATGCACCTAAGAATAGTGAATAATATATCCTTTCCCTCCCCTGAGGCGGATGTACAGTTTGCTGAAGTAATGGGCCGAGATGGCGAACTCGCCATAAATAATAAGAGATTAAAGGGTGCAAGCTTCTCCATCCCGGTCCAGCTTCGGCTACCAAAAGGGAAAGACATAAACACTATAGCTACAGAGATATCTAACTGGCTTAAATCCGATATAGGATGGCACCCCTTAAGATTTGGAGGGTCTGATGAGTATGAATACATAGCCCTATGTTATCAGCAGTTTAACGTCGAGGAGACCCTTAAAAGATATGGGAAAACAGTCATAACATTTCGACTAAAGCCTTATAAGCGGAGGATAAAGAGCAAGGCAATTAAGCTTAAAAATGGAGCAACTATATATAATGCAGAAAAACGATCATCAAAGCCCCTAATATCAATCCTGGCAGATGGGAATATAGACTTTACTAACAACGGAAAGGACTGGCTCAAGCTACGAAATGTCGAAGGGTCCATTACAATAGACTCTGAGATGATGAGTGCATACAAAGGCGATAGGCCTCAATATGACAAAATGGTGGTCATGCAGCCATTATTCCCTGTGCTAGAGCCTGGTGAAAATAAAATAGAGTGGGTAGGAGCTAGACAAGCCAATTACCTCGCAGAAGAACCACCACTGGTCCTTGACAGCCCTGGCACCTATGGCAACATAAGTGATGGACTGTATCCAACAGATGAATTTATGGATTTTATAGGCGGTCTATACGACAAACCTGCTGTAGAGATGATCATATCAGTAGAGGCAAAGGCAGAAACAGGACTAGACTTAGGTGGGANCCCTAGGATAGGTATAAGAATGGAATATGATTACTATGATGGCACTCAATTTGTAAGGCACACGCCTACGCTAGATATAACTAATGAAATAATATCAGATGGGCAATGGCATACGTATACCACCACCTTTATGATGTATGCCACAGAAAGTATAAGTGTATGCGACTGGGAAATAATCGGCGTACAAGGGCGAGTGACACTACGCAACCCAAAAATCATAGCAGAGACAGAGGCGGAAGTAACAATAGAGCCTAGAGAGGAAGCGATATTGTGAGCTATCCAATACTTTATAAAGCAGATGAGACAGATTTTACTCATCTAGGATTAGGTGTATTAAGTGATGCAATTTCTGCACTAGTTACCGAAGAAAGGAATGGCCGCTTTGAGCTAGAGATGAGATATCCACTAGATGGCAAGCTCTTTAAAGAGATAAAGAACGACAGGATAATAAAAGTGGATGCTGCTCCTAACCTTAAGGACCAGCTATTTAAGATATATCGGGTGACTAGATCTGCCAGGTCTATGTCGATAGTATATGCCGAGCATGTATCTTATTTAGCCCAGTACTTAGCCCTAGAGCCAGAAGTGAGCTTTTCAGGCAATGCACAAGCGGCACTCAATACCTGGAGTGCAAGCATCATAGACGATCACCCTTTCGCCGTGTACTCAGATATTGAGACTACAGCTAGTGGGAAATGGCTCATATATGAAGCTGAAAACGCAAGGAGAGCACTTGGAGGGTCTAGGGGCTCTATGCTGGATACATATGGAGGGGAATATCTATTTGATAATTACCGCATAATGCTGCTTAAAAACCGAGGGGAGGACTCAGGAGCTCTGATAGCATATGGCAAAAACCTGACAGACTTGGAGCAGGACGAGGAGATAGCTAGCACTTATACATCTGTATACCCTTACTATATAATCCTCCACGAAGATGGCACAGAAGAAATATTAACCCTACCTGAAAAGTATGTCGATAGTGAGCATGTAAATAAGTATGCCAGGAGAAAAATATTAACGCTTAACCTCACTGAGGAAGAAGGTATTAGCACAGTAGAACAATTACGGGTAAGGACACAAAAGTATATCGAAGACAACAATGTCGGCGTGCCTAAAGTCAATCTGAGGATTAAGTATATAGACCTAGCTAAAACGCTTGATTATAAGGACCTAACACTAGTAGAAGAGATTAACTTGTGCGATACAGTGACAGTATACTTTNAAAAGCTTGATATATACGCCAAAGCCAAAGTGGTCAAGACTGTATGGGATGTATTGCTTGATCAATATGATGAGATAGAGATAGGAGAAGCTAGGGCAAGCCTATCTAAGAGCATTAACGAAAATATTGTAGAGAACACTCTCAAGCCTGTACAACAGCAGGCTAATATAGCTCTAATATCAGCAAATGGCAAGTCTAGGATATACAAGAGCGCAGAGACTCCACCAGGTGGGCAGCAAGATGATATATGGTACAAGCCCGTAGGTCTAGGAGAAGTAGAAATGTATATACACAATGGCCTATCTTGGGAACTACAAGCCTACTCAGGCGACCAAGTGAGAGGGACTATAAACTTTGGGAACGTAAACGCCATCAACCTTAATGCCAACTCGATGACTGCAGGCATTTTAAAAGGAGGAAGGATTTATTTCGACCTTGATGGCGGAGAATTTTTTTGCCTTGATGAGCAAATGAGAGAAACATTCCATGTGGACGGAAACACCGGACACGTGACTGTAAAGGACCAAAATAACCAAGCAATAATGACTCCGCAAGGTCTAAAGGCTATATACAGCTTCACTTCCAGTGGTGAATATAGCGGTTGGCAGATGGTTGGGATTAAGGGTTTATATCAGGGTACGATAGAAAAATATCAAGCGGGAATTTCGGTGTTTATACCAGAAAACTTCATCGTTGAAAGTGCTACTTTATATACACGGTCAGCGTCGAGTTATATAACAGGTTTTCAAACAACAGACGGAGTTCC